ATGGCGACGAAGCCAGGGGCGAGCGCGCGCGCGCCCAAGAAGACACCCGACGCGGACGGGGTGAGCCAGATGGTCCGCTATTCGGCCCGGGCCACCGAACGCATCTGTGAGCGGCTGGCGAAGGGCGAGGCCTGGCAGAACCTGTGCAAGGAGCCGGGGATGCCGTCGTACTCCGTCTTCTACGACTGGCAGCGGCGCCATGCCGAGTTCGCCGAGGCGGTGGCGATCGCGCGCCAGATCGGCGCCGACTTCAAGGCCGACAAGGCCCTGGAGGTGGCGAGCAAGGCGACGTCGGCCACCGTGCAGGCTGACCGGCTGCATGTCGGCACCCTGCTGAAACACGCGGCCCTGACCGCGCCGCGGCGCTGGGGCGCCCGGGCCGAAGCGCCCGAAAGCGGGCGCGAGAAGGTGGTGCTGGAGATCCGGGTGCGCCGCTTCGAGCGGGTGGTCGGCCCCGACGGCCGCGCCTTCGTGCGCGAACTGAAGCCCGAGGGCGAAGCGCCCAAGCGCCGGCGCGGCAAACAATCGCTCTGGACGAACCCCGAGACGGAGGATGGACAATGACGCGCCGTAAGCCCGTAGACTTTCCCCTGACGTGGGAGCCGCGGCCGCATCAGGTCGACCTCTGGGAAGCGCTGTGCGACGGCGCCAAGCGCGCCGACGTGGTGGCGCATCGGCGCTGGGGCAAGGACGAGGTGGCGCTGAACTGGGCGGCGTTCGCGGCGTCGAACCGGCCGGGCGGCTATTGGCACCTCCTGCCCGAGGCCTCGCAGGGCCGGCGCGCGATCTGGGACGCGGTGAACCCGCACACGGGCAAACGCCGCATCGAGGAGGCCTTCCCGCCCCTGTTGCAGCCGACGTTCAAGGACAGCGACATGAAGGTGGAGTTCGGCAACGGGTCCACCTGGCAGGTGCTGGGTTCGGACAGCTACGACAGCCTGGTGGGGGCGTCGGTGGCCGGCGTCGTGTTCTCGGAGTGGTCCTTGGCCAAGCCCGACGCCTGGACCTATGTGCGGCCGATGCTGCTGGAGAACGACGGCTGGGCGCTGTTCCTGTGGACGCCGCGCGGCCGCAACCACGCCGCCCGCGCCTTCGAAAGCCGCCGGCGCGACCCGGAGTGGTTCACCTTGAGATCGCCGGCCACGGAGACCGAGGTGTTCACGCCCGAGCAGCTGGAGCACGAGCAGGCCGAGCTGATCGCCGAACTGGGCTCCGCCGAGGAGGGGATGGCGCGGTATGCCTCCGAATACCTGGTCGACTTCGACGCCGCCTCGCCGGGGACCTACTACGCCGGGCTACTGGGTCGGGCGCAGGAGGCCGGGCGGATCGGGCGCGTGCCGCTGGATCCGGCGCTGCGCGTGGACACCGCCTGGGACCTGGGCATCGACGACTACACAGCGGTCTGGTTCTTCCAGCAGGCGGGGCGCGAGGTGCGGGTGATCGACTACTACGAGACCTCGGGCCAGGGCCTGGCGGGCGTGGTGGGCGAGGCCATCGCGGCCAAGGGCTACCTCTGGGGCGCGCACCACCTGCCCCACGATGTGATGGCCCGCGAGCTGGCGACCGGGCGATCGCGGTACGAGACCCTGCGCGGACTGGGCCTTTCCGACATCCGGGTGGGGGCGCCAGCGGATCCGGAGGAGCGGGTGAACGCCGCGCGGCTGATGATCCCGATGTGCTGGTTCGACGCCGACCGCTGCGCGCTGGGGCTGGAGCGGCTGCGGGCCTATCGCAAGCGCTGGAACCGGGCGACCCACAGCTATGCGGGCCCGCTGCACGACCAGGCCAGCCACGGGGCGGACGCCTTCGGGGAGTTCGCGCTGAACCGGGCGGGCGGCGCCATCGCGGCCCCGCCAGTGCGGCGCCGGCCCCGGGGCGAGCTGTCGTGGATGGGTTGAGCGGCGAAAGTTAATCGCCTTCGGTTTACATCCGTTAAGCGCGTTTGGGATAGAAGGAGCAGGTCGGGGGACGCGGCGGTTGGAGAACCGCAGATGCCGGACTCACTGCGGCACGCTCTGACCCTGGCCCAGGCGCACCCGATGGAAGCGGTCGCCCTGGCGGTGGTGATCGTCCTCTACCTCAATCTGATGCTGTCGGACCCGCGGTCGTACTGAACCGTGACTCCGCACCGGGCTTGACGTGACGTATTACGCGTGTACCAAATGATTTCTACAGACGTAAAAAATCAGGAGGCGGCGATGCGTGATGCGGTGCGTGGATGGGCCAGGGCGCGAGGGTCGGCCGGCGGGATTGGAGCCAGTTTCCTCCTGGCCGCGCCGGCAGCGGCGCAACAGACCGCCGCCGTCTTGCAGTGGGCGCCGCCCGCCGAGCGGCTGACGCTGGCCGGCGTCTTCGCCCACGCGACCGGGCCGGTGCAGGCGGCGTTCGCGATCCTGATCGCCGCGGCCCTGGCCGCGCTCGCCGTTTGGGCGAGCAGCCTGGGCAAGGTGGGCGGCGGCGACGCCAAGGGCGTGGCGGCCGCGCTGGGCCGCCTGCGGATCGTGCGTTCGGGCGGCGCGCCGCTGGGGCTCCTGGCGGCCAGCTACACCCTGTTCGCCTGTTTCTTGGGCATGGCCAATGTGCGCCCGGCGCCGTCGCTGACGGTGCTGGCGCCCGGGTTCGCCGAGGCGGCGCTGGCGGTGATGCTGGGCCTCCTGGCCACGACGGTGGCGGTGATCTGCGAGCGTCACCTGGAGGGCCGCTTGCGGCAGGCGGCAGCCTGATGGCCGAGCGGCCGGCGATCACCGCGGCCGAGAGCCAGGTCATGGACGTGGTCTGGGCGGCGGACGGCGCCGGCGTGGCCGACATCCTGGCCGCGGTCGGACCGGCCAACGGCTGGGGCGAGGCGACCGTCCGCACCTTGATCCACCGGCTTATCCGCAAGAAGGCGCTCAGGTCGGAACGGCGGCGGGGGCTGGTGGTCTATGCGCCGCTGGTGCGCCGCGAGGCCTGGGTGACGGCCGAGAGCCAGGGCTTGCTGGACCGGCTGTTCGGCGGCCAGCTCGCCCCGCTGGTGGCCCACTTCGCCCGCGAGCGGGCGCTGTCGCCGGAGGACGTGGCGCGGCTGAAGCGCCTGGTGACGGAGCTGGACGCGGACGAGGAAGATTGAGGGGCCGAGGCGGAATAGTTCGCATTTTGTTCTTGACATTTGCGCGGGAATTCGATAGGTTTCTGCCAGCGTTGATGAGTGCGCCCGCGGCGGCGGGCTGACGGCTCCGGCGCTTTCCAGATCTAACCGAATGCAGACGGGTCAGGCCCGGCGCCATGCCCGCGTCGCGGCGCGCCTCGCGCAACCTGGAGATCTCCATGCCGACGTTCCTCAGCGATGACCTGCCGCCCGCCGAATGGAACCGGCGGCGCAGCCTGCAGGCTGCGGGCGGGTCTGATCCTAATGGCGGGCTCGATCCAAACGCGCCGATCCTGCGGCTCCATGATGGACTGCCGCCTGCCGTGTGGCAGAAGGTGCGGGCGCAGCAACTGGCCGGCGGTCCGGCGGCGGCAGCGACGGCGTCGCCGAGCCCGGATGGTCCGCGTCTTGGCGCCCAGCGACCGGGCGTCGGTCCTCTGCTGGGGCTGATTTCCCACGCCGAAGGGACTGAGGCTGATGGCTACGACACGATGTTTAACAACCCCGGCGGTCGGCGCTCGCCGCCCGGCGGGAAGAAGCCGACCCAGATGACCGTTGAGGAGGCCATCCACGGAAAAGCCGATCGCGTAGGCCTGACCGGAGGGTCGGCGATCGGGAAGTATCAGTTCCTGCCGAAGACCCTGACCCAACTCAAGACCTGGATGGGTCTGCACGGCGACGAGACCATGACGCCGCAGTTGCAGGACGCCATGGCGGAGGAGCTGCTCTACCAGCGTGGTTTCGACAAGTATCAGGCGGGCAAGCTCAGCGCGGCCGACTTTCAGAAGCAACTGGCGAAAGAGTGGAGATCGTTGCCCGCGGACGAGAGCATTCGGGCGCGGGTGGGGACCGAGCAAGTCCAGGATGCGATCGCCCGGTCTCAGGCTTCCAGCGGCCTGCTCGATGAACAGCTCGACGGCGGCTATCTGCCGCCGTGACGCGCGCGCCGTCGGGGCGGCGGCGGGGCGCGGCAGTTCATCCAGACCGTCGTAGAGCACAGCGGCAAGGGCGTCTCGAAGCTGACGCGTCGCCCGTTCGGGAGGCGGACCACCAGCTCCTCGAGGTCGCTTCGCTCAGCGGGCTTTGCGCCCCCGTAGCGGACGCGTCGCAAGCCCATGAATTCCTCGCCGGGGTCTTGGGCGTCGATCATCCAGTAGGAGCCGTCGCTGCGCCGCCGGAACAGGAAGAGGCACGTCGGGATATCAGCCGCGCAATCCGCCAGCTCGGGATAGGTGCGGCAGATGCTGCCGCGAGGACAGGGCTCGCCCCCAAAACCCCCATGATTGGCCAAGACGCGGATCGGGTCGAAGCCCTGGGCGATCAGTTGCCGCCGCGCAGTCGCGTAGGGGATGCCGGATTTCACGTGCGGCCCGTGGGGCGCGGCGGTTGCGGCGCCGGAGTGGAGGCCGAGGAGGCAAAGGGCCAGAACGACGGCGCGCAAGCGAGCGGACTCCTGCTGGAGGCTCATGACTACCCCAGCGCTGCGCGTTTTGCATCAAAATTGTTCCCATTTTGTTCTTGACTTTCCGACGGGAATTCGGTAGGTTTCTGTCAGCGTTGATGAGTGCGCCCGCGTTGGTCGGCTGAGGCTCCGGCGCGGTTCGATCGATGCGGTTTTCCAATCACTTCTGAGGCGGTTCGTTCGTCGGCCCGGGTCCCGTCGCGGCGGGAGCTGAGCGGCCGGGCGTCGCTGTCTTTCACCCGCCAGGCTCGCTCGCGCGGGCCCTTTGCCATGGGGCGTTCACGTGTCCGACGACGATATCCTGGAGGAGGCGCGCGCCGCCTTCGAGCTGGCGGCCGACGCCGAGGCCGAGAACCGGCGGGAGGCGCTGGACGACCTGCGCTTCGCACGGCTGGGCGAGCAATGGCCCGCGAAGGTGCGACGCGACCGGGAGCTGGAGGGGCGACCCGTCCTGACCATCAACCGGATGCCCGCCTTCATCCGCCAGGTGGTCAACGACGCGCGCCAGAACAAGCCGGCGATCACCGTGCATCCCGTGGACGACGGGGCTGACCGCGAGACCGCCGAGGCGATCAGCGGCCTGATCCGCCACATCGAGCAGAGTTCCGACGCGGACGTGGCCTATGACACGGCGCTGGATTTCGCGGTGACGGGCGGCTTCGGCTACCTGCGGATCAACACGCGGTATGCCGACGACGACAGCTTCGACCAGGACCTGGCGATCGAGCGGGTGGCCAACCCGTTCTCGATCTATGGCGATCCGGACTCGATGGCGGCCGACAGCGCCGACTGGAACACCGCCTTCGTGGTCGACACCCTGCCCAGGGCGGTGTTCGAGGCGCGCTGGAAGGGCGCGGACGCGGTGGACTGGGAGGCGGACGACTACGACCGCCTGAGCGGGCCCTGGCTGGACGGCGACCGCGTGCTGGTGGCCGAGTACTGGCGGCGCGAAGCCGTGCAGCGGACCATCCTGGCGCTCTCCGACGGCCAGGTGGTGGAGGAGAGCGTCTACAAAGCGCAGAAGGCGATGTTCGACGCCTTGGGCGTGAGCGTCGTGGGGCGGCCGCGGCAGGCCGCGAGCCATAAAGTCACCCAGCGGATCCTGACCGGCGCGGAGGTGCTGGAGACCGTGGACTGGGCGGGCCGCTATATCCCGATCGTACCGGTCTATGGCGACGAGGTGATGATCGACGGTCGCCGGCGGCTGCGCAGCCTGGTGCGCGACGCCAAGGATCCGCAGCGGATGTTCAACTACTGGCGGACGACGTCGACGGAGCTGGTGGCCCTGGCGCCCAAGGCGCCGTTCATCGGCCGCAAGGGGGCGTTCGAGACGGACAGCGAAAAGTGGGCCACGGCCAACGTCCACACGCACGCCTACATCGAGTACGACGGGCCGGAGCCGCCGATCCGCCAGCCCTTCGTCGGACCGCCGGCGGGCGCGATGCAGGAGGCGCTGTCGGCGTCGGACGACATGAAGTCGATCATGGGGCTCTATGACGCCAGCCTGGGCGCGCGGTCGAACGAGACCTCGGGCCGGGCGATCATGGCCCGCCAGAGGGAAGGGGACGTCTCCACCTTCCACTACATCGACAACCTCAGCCGGGCGATCCGACACGCCGGCCGGATCCTGCTGGACCTGATCCCGCGGGTGTATTCGACGCCTCGCGTGGTGCGGGTGCTGGGAGCGGATGGGTCGATGCAGAGCGTTGGCGTGGGCGTCGGCGCGGCGGGGCCGGATCCGGCTGGACCCCTGCGGAAGGTGGAGAAGGTCTACGACCTGACCGCCGGCCGCTACGACCTGACGGTGAGCTCAGGACCCAGCTTCACCAGCCGCCGGGAGGAGGCGGCGACGCAGATGATCGAGCTGATCCGCGCCTATCCGGCCGCCGCGCCGGTGATCGGCGACCTTCTGGCGCGGAACCTGGACTGGCCCGGCGCCGACGAGATCGCCACACGGCTGGCGGCGCTGTTGCCGGCGCAGGTGCGGGGCGCATCGCCGGAAACGCAAGCCGCGCAGGCGCAGCTGAACCAGCTGGGCCAGGCCCTGGCGGCGGCCAAGGCCGAGATCGCGGCGCTGCGCCAGGACCAGGCGAACGCCGCCCGCAAGCTGGAGATCGAGGCGTTCGAAGCCGAGACCAATCGGATCCGGGCGACGCAGCGGTAGGCCCACAGGCGCGACCGGTTCGGGCCGCCGCCCTCGCCGGGCGGAATTTCACAAGGAACAGACATGGACAAGGACGACGCCATCATGGACGCCGAGCACGACCTGCAGCCGGAGGGCGCGGGCCCCGAAACACCGGACGACACCTTCGAGGTGGAGCTGGACGGCCAGACGCACACCCTGCCGGCGGCGCTGAAGGGCGCGCTGTTGCGGCACGCGGACTACACCCGCAAGACCCAGGAACTGGCGGAGCACCGCCGGGCGCTGGAGGCGGACCGCCAGGCGCTGGCCGCCCATGCGCAGGACCTGGCGCAGGGCCGGCATGATCGGCTGCAGCTGGCCGCGCTGGACCACGAGCTGGCGCAGCTGCAGGGCGTCGACTGGAAGGCCTATGCCGCGCAGGACCCGCAAGGGGCCGAGGCGATGTGGTCGCGCCTGCACGAGATGGCCGACGCGCGCGGGCGCCTGGCCCAGGCGGTGGCGCATGCGGACGAGCGCGACCAGCTGCACGGCGCGCGGGCCCATGCGCAGGCGATGGCGCAGACCGGCGAGGCGTTGCGGCGTGAGGTCGACGGCTGGTCGCCCGAGCTGGCGGCGAAGCTGGTGGACTACGCCCAGGCGCAGGGTATCAGGCCCGACGAGCTGGCGCAGGCCGCCGACCCGCGGCTGTGGAAGCTGCTGCACAAGGGCTGGCAGGCCGACGCGGCGGCCAAGGGCAGCGCTGGGGCCGGGGCGCCGGTCGTGCGCCCGGCCGTCACCGTCTCCGGCGGCGGCGTCAGCGCCGGCGGCGTGCGCGACGAGCTGGGCACCAAGGAATGGATGCGCCGGCGCAACGAGCAGCTGGCGAAGGGGCGGTGATGGCCAGGTTCCTGAAGCTCCCGCCCGGCGTCGAGGGCGCACTTGCGCCGCCGCCGTTCCTCACGCCGCAGGAGCAGGGCGCCCTGGCCCGCGCTCCGCGGTTTCCGCCGAGGCAGGGCGGGGATGGCCTGGTCTCCACCGCTCCCGACTGCCCGCCGACGCTCGGCCTGCCGGCGCGCGGACGCGGGACGGAGGTGAGCGTGCGCGCCTATCCGGTCCCGTTCTTCGGCCGGTGGGCCGACCACATGTATGTGACCTATGACGATGGCGCGAACCGGCTCATCGCGCGCGGCGGGCCCGGCCCCCAAGGGGTGCGCGCCATGCTGGGAGCCCAGCGGGCCGACGACCTGACGGTGGCGGCGCGAGTCGACCCGGCGGACCATAGTCCCGACTCCGGTCGAGGCGGGCGGCTGATGTTCGAGGGCTTCCTGCCCGGGGAGTCGGCGATCGACGCGGCCCGGCCCGCGCTCCGACATGCGGAGGGGGTCAACCGCGGCGGCAACGACTACCGCGGCAACTCCAGCTCCAACAGCTTTGCGGCCGATGCGGTGGAAGGCTTGTTCGGCTGCCGGGTCGGCGATCCGCGGACCTGGGGAAGCCGAACCGTTCTGAGGGAAGACGGGCCTGGCGTAAGGCGGCCTGACCTCAACGCCGTGCCGGACCTGGAGTACCCTTCGCGCCTGACCGGCAACGACTAGAGATCGCGGCGTGTCGGCTCCAGGGAGCCCCTTCAGCGCCCGCCGGCGCCGGTGCGGACCGACGCGTCCGCCATCCGCAGGACCAGGACGCCAGCGCCGCAAGCCGATGCGACGAGGGCGACGACGGCGGCGCTGATGATCGCCGTGAGGCCCAGGAAGGCCGTATCGTCGTGGGCGAAGGTCCACGCCGCTCGCACGAGGAGCGCCAGGGGAGGAACGGCGGGGGCCCAGACCATCACGAGATGGCGCCCAAGGCCCGAGTCCGCGCGGGCGCCCGCGATGATCCACCAAACCGCGCCCGCAACGTAGGCGGCGATCGCCAGTTCGGCCGGGCCTCCTGCCCAGAGCCCCAGCACCGCCATCGATGCCGTCAGCAGCAGGCCGGGTCCCAAATACCGGCGCATCGGTTTCATGCTCCGCACCTCGAACCGTTCGAAGTTCGCTATCCGTTCTAGACGCTCACGAACACCCTCTCAAGGGGCCGCCGACCTCCGGTCACGCCTGAGCACGTCGCGCAGCCCTCAGCCCGCCCGCTCGAACACGCGCCGCCGGGCGTCTCGCGCGGGTCCAAACCCAACCTCCATCATTCACAAGGATCCAAGATGGCCAACACCATCCTGACCGCCACCGCGGTGACGCGGGAGGCGCTTCGCGTGCTGCACCAGAAGCTCAACTTCGTCGGCACGATCACGCGCGACTATGACGACAGCTTCGCCCACCAGGGCGCCAAGATCGGCGACACCCTGAAGGTGCGCCTGCCGAACCAATATGTGGTGCGCACCGGAGCCCCTCTGGGCAACGGCGGCACGCTGAACGACACCACCGAAAGCAGCGTCGACCTGAAGGTCCAGACCCAGAAGGGCGTCGACCTGAACTTCACCTCGGTCGACCTGACCATGGCGCTGGACGACTTCTCCGAGCGCATCCTGGAGCCCGCCATGAGCGTGCTGGCCGCCAATATCGAGGCGGACGCCATGAGCATGTACAAGGACGTCTACAACCAGGTGCACAACGTCGGGGCGGCGGCGAACTTCGGCAAGATCCTGCAGGGCCGCAAGATCCTGGTGGACAACCTGGCGCCGCTGAACGGGCGGACGTGCAACCTGAACACCCAGGACAACGTCGACATGGTCAATGACCTGAAGGGCCTGTTCAACGACCAGTCGACGATCGGCAAGCAGAACCGCGAGGGCTATCTGGGCCGCACCGCCGGCTTCGACTTCATGGAGAACACCCTGTGGCCGCGCCAGGTGTCGGGCACCGACACCGGCACGTTGCTGATCAGCGGCGCCGGCCAGACCGGCTCTACGATCACGGTGACCAACCCGTCGTCGAAGACGCTGAACCAAGGCGACATCATCACCCTGCCGGGCGTCAACCGGGTGCATCCGGAGACCAAGGCCGACACGGGGCTGGCCCAGCAGTTCGTCGTCACCGCCGCCGTCGCCACGAACGGCACGAGCATCAGCATCTCGCCGGCTATCGTGACCAGCGGCGCGCTGCAGAACGTGACCGCCTCGCCGACCACCGGCCAGGCGATCGGCAAGATCGCCGGGGCGGGCGTGAACTATGGCGTCAGCCTGGCCTACCAGAAGGGCGCCTTCGCCTTCGCCACCGCGGACATGGTGATGCCGCACGGCGTGGACTTCGCCAGCCGCGAGGTGTTCGACGGCGTGTCGATGCGGATCGTGCGCCAGTACGACATCAACAACGACAAGTTCCCGTGCCGCCTGGACGTGCTGTACGGCTACAAGACCATCCGCCCGCAGCTGGCCTGTCGCCTGGCCAACAACTAGCGGCGTAGGGGCGCGGGCGGCCCCGCTCGGGACCGCCTGCGCCCTCTCGATGCCCTGGATTTCCGTTCCCCGAGACGCCGCGGCGAGCCGCGGCCGGAGGCTTCGTCATGCCTATCACCACCTACGCCGAGCTGCAGGCGGCCGCGGCGAACTGGCTCGTGCGCGCGGACCTGACGGCGCGCATCCCGGAGTTCATCGCGCTGGCCGAGACGCGGCTGAACCGGGTGCTGCGCAGCCGGCTGGCCGAGACGGACACGGCGCTGACCGCCACGGTCGGCTCGCGGTTCATCCCCTTGCCCGCCGGCTTCGCCGAGGCCCTGGCGCTGTGGCTCGTGCTGCCCGATGGGCGCACGCCGCTGCCGTTCGCGGCGGCCAGCCTGATCGGCGCCTCGTCCCTGCAGGGCCAGCCGTGCAGCTGGACGATCGATGGGACCAACCTGGCCTTCGAGCGGCCGTGTGACCAGGCCTATGCGCTGGCGCTGCGAATGCTGCAGGCGTTCGCCCTCTCGGACGCGGCGCCGGCGAACGCGCTGCTGGCCGAGGCCCCGGACGTCTATCTGTTCGCCACGCTCTGCGAGGCCGCACCGTTGCTGCGCGATACCGACCTGGCCGAGACCTACGAGGCCAAGCTGGGTCGCGCCATCGAGGAGCTGAACGCGAAGGACGCGCGCAGCCGCGCGCCGCGGACCCTGCGCACCGAGCTCCACGACCTCATCCCCTACAGCCGCTATTACAGGAGTTTCTAGATGCTGGTTCCGATCGGACCGGACGCGCCGGCCGCCGTGCGCGGCGCGTTGAAGTCCCTGCATGACGCGGTGAGCCGGCTCTTGGCCCCCGGGGCACCGACCGCGCTGTTCGCCGCGACCCAGGCCAGCCTGCCGCGGGCGGCCGACCATCCGCGGACCCTGGCGCTGGTGAGCGACCTCAACATCCTGGCCCATTCCGACGGGACCCATTGGATCCGCCAGGACACCGGCGCGGTGATCGTCTGATGCCCTCGTCCTGGTCCCCTTCGCTGCGCTTCGAGCTGCAGTTCGCCGGCGAGAATATCAATCTCTGGGGTGACAAGCTCAACGCGGTGCTCGGTCACGCCGACTATGCCGTGGCCGGCTGGCTCAACAAGCCGCTGACCGGCAACGTCTCGCTGACCACGGCCAACGCCGCCGACGATGAAGCGCGCGCGGCGATGATCAAGTTCACCGGCGGGGCAGGGCCGTTCACGGTGACCATCCCGCCGGTCAGCAAGGCCTATCTGGTCTGGAACGCGTGCGCCGGCCCCGTAACCTTGACCACCGGCGCGGGCGCCGCGGTGAGCGTCGACGCCGGCGACATCGTGTGGATCGCCACCGACGGCGGGGCGGTGAAGACGCCGGGCTACGGCGGCTCCTCGGTCAAGGACTGGGTGGCGGGCGTGGCCTGGTCGTACAACGCCGGCGCCTTGCCCGCGCAGGCCGGCAATGCCGGCAAGTTCGTCAAGACGGACGGAGCCACCGCCAGCTGGCAGCCGATCGCGGCCGCCGACCTCTCCGACTATGCGACCGCCGTGAAGGGCCTGGCCCTGGCGTTCGCGGTCGCCCTTTAAACAGGAGATCCGAACATGGCGGTGACCGCCAATTCCATCATCACGCCGCAGGCGCCGAAGTCGAACGTGGTCAATCTGACGACGGCGAACTCGGCGTATGGCACGAGCCCGACCAACACCCAGCTCCTGGTGACCGCGGGGGCCAACGGCGCGCGCCTGACCAAGCTGCAGGCGATCCCTTGCGCCACGGTCGGGACGGCCAACCAGGTGCAGATGTTCCGTTCGGTGGACGGCGGGACCACCAAGTTCTTCGCCGACAGCGCGCTGATGGCGACCTACACCATGGCGCAGACCACCGAGGCCCCGACGACGGACTTCGGCTACACCGACGACAATCCCCTGATCCTGCAGCCGAACGAGCGCATCTACATGGCCGAGGGCCAGTCGGTGAGCATCAACGCGATCGCTGAATGGGCGGACTACTGATGGGGCAGAAGCTTCGGGGGTTGGTCGGACAGGGGATGAGCGGGCGGCGGAATAAGACCAAATTGCGCCAAGTGCTCGATACGACGACGCCTGGCGCGGGGATCTTCACGGCGGTTGCCTCGGGTATCCTCACGATCGTGGCATGGGGGCCAGGTGCATCCGGAAGTTCGGCGGTAGGCGGTGCGACGCCGGGTGGCAATGCGGGCGGCGCGGTATACAAGCGAATTCGCCTCACCAAGGGACAGACGATTAGCTACTTGGTCGGCAGCGCTGGTGCCTCTGTGACTGGTGCCAACGGGAACTCGGCCACCGACACCACGATTGCGCTGCCGAACGGCAATCAACTCATCGCGCAAGGTGGCCTCGCGCTAGGGGTCTCGACGCTCTCCACGGGAATTGGGGGCGATCTTAACCGGAAAGGGGGAAAGGGCGGCAATCCGTCTCCAGCACCAGGATCGCCGGGCGAAGATGGATCGCCGGGGGGCGCACCGGCGACGAATGGCAGTGGCGGCGGCGGCGCGGCCGGCTTCGACAGTATCATTGCCGGCTTCGCCGTGTCACCTGGGGGGAACAGCAACAACAGCATGGCGCTGGGATATGGCGCAGGTAGCGGAGGCAACGATGCGGGCGGGCCAACGGCCAGCGGCGGACCAGGTAGAGTGTATATGATGCTGCTCGTTGATCCCAATTAGGTGGAAATGCCAGCGAGGTCGTCTTCTCTGAAGGCGCCGACCGTCATGCGCGGCGGCGCCCGCTTCTCAAGCGCAGCCAAGAACAACTCCGGATCTTCGAAGGGCAGACCGCGAAGAGCTAACGGCATGTGATCCCACCAAGCGGAGGCCTGAAGCCGCTCCGCAATGTCCGGTGAGAACCGTTTTCGGATCAGCTGGGCCGGCGCGCCGGCGACGATCGAGTAAGGCGGCACGTCCTTGAGGACTAGGGACCGAGCGCCGATCACGGAGCCGTTGCCGATGCTAACCCCCGGGGCGATGCTGACTTGATCGCCAATCCAAACGTCGTTTCCGATGGTCACAGGTCTCAGGTTGTCGTTGAATACTTCCAAGGGCGTGTCAGCTCCCTTGGTGAATTCGCGCAGGCCGGGCAGGTCCCACCTGAAGGCGACTGGCGACGTCGTTGCCCAATTCGTGGGGTGAGGCTGGCCAATCCAAAAGACATGGGCACCGATCGAGCAGTACCGACCGACGCTTACGTGCTGGCGTAGCGCAGAGTAACTGTAACTGAAAGCTCCGAAACGCGTCGGAAGACGAGCGCCAGAGAAAAGGTGCGAGAAGCCCTCGATCTCGAAGGCTTCAGGCGCAGGAAGCCGGTCCCCGATACGCCAACGCCTGCCGCCATACGGATCATGGAAGATCCGGCGGCGGTCGAGCAGATCAAGAAGTGGCTCGTTGACGGCTATGATCGGCACGGCGTCCTCGCGTTGCACTTCGCTCTTAACAGCGCGGTGTGCTTCTGCGCATCCCTTCGATTCTCCAATCGGCCTAAGGCATGTCTCCGCAACCTCCGCCCATCCTGACGGAGGACTACGATGTACGCGCTAACGCGGCGGTGACGGCGTCGAGGCAGGGCGCCAGTCCTCGCCACGGGCCTGGCGAAATAGGCGGGCGGTCGACCACCGAGGCGTCTACGGCGCGGCGCGACGCTCCACGAGCGCCGGTTCGATCATGCTGGGTCCTTCGCTAGCCTGAGCATGGCCGCCCCGATCTTGGCCAGGATGCCCGCGGATCGTGTGGTCGACGCCAGGTTCCGGCCCAGCTGTTTCGCCGCGTCGGCGATGGAGAGTTCGCCTGCGGCTGCGGCCGCAGCGAGGAGGCCCTGGAGCTCCTCCTTCGAGCACGGCAGGTCTACGAACAGAGAGCTGGCCAAGGCGGCGTCGACGGTGTTCGCCGCGACGCCGGTTGCAAGGCTGAGCCGCGTCTGCGGTCCGATATGGGCCGTCGGGTAGTGGCCAAAGGCGTCGTAAGGGTCGAGCCGGCTCGAGGCCTGGCGCGGCGCAGCCTGGACGCGGGCGAGCGTGGCGGCATCGGCCCTGGCCGCGGCGCGACGCGCGTTCTGCTCGCTCCAGAGCGCCTGGTATTGCCGGTAGACGACGGGCCAGTCGTAGACGTCGCGCGCCCGGCGGCGGCCGGCGTCGCCGAGCGTGCGGCGAAGGTCCGGGTTCTCGATGAGACGGCAGAGAACGTCCGTCAGCTCTTCGAGGACCACCGAGGTGGTTGCCGCCGCGTACCAGCAATAGTGGTCGTAATTGATGGTTCCGACCTCAAAGCCGCGGGCCAAGGGCGCGCCTGCGCCGGGCGGCGGCGACCACGTCCTGATGCGGAAGCCGTCCACCCCGTCGCGGACCGTATCGCGGTAGCCGTCCCAATCGCTGACGACGACGGGCAGGCCAGCGGCCATGGCCTCGATCGGGGTCAGGCCAAATGTCTCCTGAATGTTGTCGGAGAGGGACACGAACAGATCCGCCGAGGCCCAGGCGTGGCCGCGGAGGATCGGGTCGCGGCCCTCGACGATCCGGACGTCGACGTCGGGCGCAAACTGCGCCGCGCCGCCGCGAAACGCCTCGGCGATCGCATCATTGGGCGCGTAGCCACACAGCAACAGCGCGATCCGCTTGCCCGTGCGGCGGGCCGCGGCCTGCAGCCCATGGAACATGGCAAACGGATGGGCCTTGGCATGGAAGACCAGACGGCCGACGAAGAGCGCGGCGACCACGTCGTCCGCGAGACCCAGCGCCTGCCGCCCGGCGGCGCGCGCGCCTTCGCCGATGGCGTAGTCATCGCAGTGCACCCCTAGGGGAATGACCGGGAGGAGCGGCGCAGAGATGGCTGCCGCTGCTCCGAACCGCCAGCGCAGATACTCGGCCTCGGCCTCGTGGACGCGGCGAATGGTCTCGACGACTGAAGACGAGGTGCAGACGAGGGCGTCCCAGGGCTCCACCGGTTCGCGCAGCAGCCCGACAATTTCGTCCATGGCCCCGGCGCTGGCGGTCGTATGGGTCACGCCGCAGAGAGAATAGGCCGCCTGCCCGGTGCGTAGACGATGACGGGCATGGGCGGCGACCGTGAGGTCGGCCAGATAGAGGACGCCCACGTCCCCGATGCGCGCGCTCTCGTCGCCGGCGATCGCCACGAAGGGCGCCGCCGGGTCGATCTCCTTGACGATCCGATCGAAGCTGGCCGCCACGCCGGGCCGACGCACGAGGCCGTAGATCGGGGCGCCGCCGCGGGCCTGGACGGCGGCTTTGAGGAACCCGTAGCCCGCCGACTGGCGGCCCATGAGCTTGGGCTTGGCCATGTCATAGGCATCGGGTTCTGCGCGGATGACGGCGGTGGGCGGAGCGGCTGAAGGGGGCTCTGACACGGGACTCCGAAGCATCTGCTGCGACGGGCGGATCAATGCGGCCTGAGCGCCGGCGAGACAAGCCGCCATGGCGGCGTCAGCGAGAGCACGATGAAGATACCCCTCGAACTTCCGCCGGGGCTGAACGGCGACGACACCACCTATGCCGGCGGCGGTCGCTGGGCGGACGGATCCAATGTCCGCTTCCGCATGGGTCGCCCCGAGACGATCGGCGGCTGGGAACGGCTGATGAGCGACCCGCTGACCGGCGTCTGCCGCGGGGTCTTCCCATGGACCGACAACGCCGGCGTCCTGAACGTGGCGTTTGGGACGCAATCGAAGCTGCAGTTGTGGCGGGGCGGGGCGCTATTCGACATCACGCCGACGAGCGGTTTCGCGGCGGGCGCGATCGACGGCGCGGGTTCCGCCGGCTATGGCACCGGCGGCTACGGCGTCGGAGGCTATGGCCTGTCGTCAGCGTCGGACTATTTCCCGCTGACCTGGTCGTTCGGCGCGTGGGGCCAGCAACTGTTGGCCAGCCCGCGCAACCAGACGATCTTCGCCTGGACCAATAACACGGCCCAGCCGGCCCAGGCGCTCGCGAACGCGCCGGCCAATGTGACTCATATGCTGGTGGCGCCCCTGGACGGCGGCTACCAGGTGTTCGCGCTGGGCTGCAACGAGGAAGTCTCGGGCGCCTTCAACCCGCTCTGCATCCGGCACTCGTCGATCCGCAACAACACCGAATGGAGCACCAGCGCCTCCGGCTCGACGTCGCGGGAATATGTGCTGACGGGGGGCGGGCGCATCGTCGCGGGCCGGATGTGCGGGCCCTATATGCTGGTCTGGACCGGCGACGCCCTGTTCCTCGGCTCGTTCGTCGGTGCGCTGAACCAGCCGTGGCGGTTCGAGCGGGTGGGGCGCAACTGCGGCCTGATCGGCCCCAACGCGGCGGTGGTGGCCGGCCAGACGGCGTTCTGGGCCAGCCCCGACCGGCAGTTCTACAGCTACGCGCCGGGCGGCCAACCGCAGCCGATCACGTGTCCCATCCGGCGCGACTTCGCCGAGGAACTGGCGGCCAGCCAGGGCGACAAGGTGGTGGCTTCGTCCAACGCCGAGTTTTCCGAGGTGCGGTTCGACTATCCGGATCGCCGGGACGGCTATGAAAACAGCCGGTTCCTGGCGGTGGCCGTGGACGGGCCGGACGCCGGCGCGTGGCACCGCGGCCTGATGGCCCGCACGGCCTTCGTCGATGCCGGACCTTCGGCCTATCCGATCGGCGTAGCGTTCAACGGTTCGGTGTTCCTGCACGAGAAGGGACGCTCTGCGGACGGCGCGAGTTTCGCCTGGTTCGTGGAGACGGCGGACACCTATCTGGATCCGGAACGGACACTGCTGGTCCGCGGCCTGTGGCCGGACTTCCGGGACCAACTGGGGCCTGTGACGGTGACCCTGACGCCGCGGCTGCACCCGCAGGACACCAACCAGCCGGCAGCTGCCGCCGCCATGGCGCCCGGCGACGCGAAAGCGGATCTGCTGGCCAGCGGCCGGCTGTTTCGCGTGCGGTTCTCGGGACAGAGCGCGCCCACCGGCTGCCGCATCGGCAAGCCAGTCTTCGACGTGGCGCCCGGCGGCCAACTCTGAGCCGGCGGCGGACCCCCCTCATCAGGAGTGACAGATGCCCTTTGGATTCAATCTCGGCGCGGACATCAAGAAGTCCACGACCAACGCGACCGGCACGTTCAACACCACGACCACCCCGATCGTCCCCGACTGGGCGTCGTCGCTGACCCAAGGCGTCGCCGGGCGCGTCGGCGGGCTGGTGGGCCAGGATCCGAACGGCCTGGTCGCGCCCGTCCATGCCTTGCAGCAGCGAGGCGCCGACCAGGCGGCCGGCCTCGGCAATGTGGCGTTCAACTACGACGCCGCGGCGGACCTGACGCGCGGCGCCGCGAACACCTCGTGGCTGCAGCCCTACACCAGCTCGGATACGCCCTTCGCCTCGGGCGGCAAGGCGTCCGACTACGTCAATCGGTACGTGAATCCCTACCTCGGCCAGGTGGTCGATTCGACGGCGTCGGACCTCGATGCGGACGCGGGGCGGGTGCGGGCGCAGCAATCGCTGGATCTAGCGCGGTCAGGCGCGTTCGGAGGCTCCGGCGCCGCGCTGACGCAGAGCCTGACCGAAGGCGAGCTGGCGCGGGCGCGGGCGACGACGCTGGGCGGGCTGCGCTCCCACGCCTATGACGCCGCTCTGGGCGCGGCGGGCGGCGATGCGGATCGCGCCACCCAGGCGCGGATCAACAATGCGCAGCTGGCGCTGCAGGACCGCGCACAGAAGGTGGGCTTCGGTTTCCAAGGGCAGCAACAGCAGCTGCAGGCGGGGAACCAGCTGGCGCAGCTGTCCAACGCAATGGAGGACAACACCCGGGCGAACGTCGCCACCCAAACCGGGGTCGGCGGCGCGCTGAGGGACGCGGACCAGCAGCAGCGGCAGGCGCCGGTGACGAGCACCCAGCAGCTGGTCGCGATGCTGAGCGGCCTGCCGATCAATCTGTTTGTCGGGCAGAACGAGCAGGGCACGCGCACGGAGAATTCCACGACCAAGAGCTCAGGAGCCGAGCTCAAGGTCTCGGGTCCACTGGGTTGATGGGCATGACCACCCAATCTGAACGCCTGGCGGCGCTGGAGCAGCGTCTCACCGACCACGAGGCCCGCTGCGAAGAACGGCTGGGCGAGATCAAGGCCGCGGCAGCCTCGACGCTGCGCGCGGTGGAGGGGCTCAAGGGCCGTGCCTGGGGCGTGGCGGCGGCCCTGCTGGCCTGGGCCCTGGCCCAGCTCTGGAGCGCCAATGCGGTGCGCCTCCAACGGCTTGAGATCCGCCCGCCGGCGGCCCAGGAGGTGATCCATGTCGCCGCCCGTTGAGGTCCGCTGGTTCTGGCGACGGGTCTACACCTATGCCGCCACCGTGCTGAACAGCGTCGGCGTGACCGCCATCATCTGGCGCATCAGCGACGCCGGCGCGTTGAAATGGCTAGGCCTGGCGTTGGTCGGCGCCAACGTGGTCACCGCGACGCTCTACCTCGCCGGCGCCACCGTTACCGACTGGGCCAAGCTGGCCGCCGCCGCGCGACACGCCGCGGACTGATCCCACCCCTTCCGGAACATCGACATGACGACACAGCTGACAGCGCATTTCGCGCTGGAAGAGCTCGCGTGCACGCAGCATCGCGAGATCGACAACCGGCCGCCGCCCGAGGTGGTGGCGACCTTGCGCACGACCGCGGCGCGGATGGAGGAGGTGCGGCGGCTGCTGGGCGAGCGGGTGATCTCCGTCTCCAGCGGCTACCGCAGCCCGGAGCTGAACCGCGCGGTCGGTGGGGCGCGCACCTCCGCGCATCTCACGGGGCACGCCGTGGACTTCAACTGCTACGGCTTCGGCGATCCGCAGGCCGTCTGCCGGGCGATCGCCGCCTCGGGTCTCGCCTTCGATCAGCTGATCGAAGAGGGAACCTGGACGCACGTCTCGTTCGATCCTCGCATGCGCCGCCAGGTGCTGACCAAGCGGGAGCACGGCGGCTACGACCTGGGGCTGCCGTCATGACGCCGCGGATGATCGCGGCGCTGGTCAGCCTGGGCGCCGTGCTGGCGGCGGCCCTCGGCCTCTATTGGAAAGGGCGCCTGGAAGGCGCGGCCCGGGAACGGCCCAAGGTGGAGGCCGCCGTGGCCCAGGCGGCGGTCGCGGGGCTCGAGACCAAAGGCGCCGCCGAAAGCGCCCAACGGGTGGAGATCGTCGTCCGCCAGCGCGAGGACGTCGCGCGCGCCGTCGCCAACCTGACCCAAGCCGCTTTGAAATCGGAGGACGCCCATGCGCCTTTGGATCCCACTCGCGTCAGCCGCCTGCGGGCTGGCGATCAGCAGCTGTGCCTCGCCGCGCCTGAACTCGCCGGCTGCGCCGAGGTTGGACATGCCAGCGGAAGCGCGCCGGCCGTGCGAGCTCTACCGCCTGCCGGAGGCGCCGACCCAGGCTGA